TGGCGTTATTGATCACGTCCACATAGTTTGAATTTCCCGATGGAAATTGGAGCCCTATACCTGTTTGAATATATTGAGTCGTATACCCGTAGCTGTAACGCGAGTTGTAATATTTACCACTCGTCACGTCCTCATAATTTTTGTTTCTAAAAAACCATGAAATGACTTGGACGGGAAAGCTGGCTGTCAATTGTAGAATAGGATTTGCGCTGTTAAAGAACAGTGAAGACTCTTTCTGAACTCTGTTAACTATATACTTGAGAGGAGTGTGTTGATAGTACAACTTTTCCGGATTTTCAAGTAAAATTTCCTCTGTAATAATCTTTGGCCATGAGGTTGTACCCGGGGGGTATATATCTACGGAGGTGTTTGATGGTAGACTCGCCCACCACGTGTTGGGGTTGAAAGTAAATCGGATATAAAGACGCTGATTCCACATGGAGCACAATGGGAAATAAGGTTTGCGGAGGCGTTCACGTCCTTTGTTATTGTGCGAGTAACGCCGGCAGAAGAAAAACTCCAAAGGAATGGTGACTGTTCCGCCAACCTGGGCGTTTGAGACGTTGAGCGCCGTCTGTAGCCCAAGTTGCTCGTCTGCATCTAAAAACATCTGATCGCGAATGATGTACCAGTCGTCGTAAAGCGTTTCAACTATGGTTTCGTTCACCAAGAAGTCAACCTGTTTGATTAGAGCGCGACCAACATTGTTCGTGTAACTGTTGGAACCAGCCAGAGGTGGCAAAGTCACCGAGAGATACATGTTTGATAGCAGGTGGCCCATCTCTGTTGGCCGAAGCTCAATCTGAACACTTTGTCCCTGATAATACGGGCTTGGTGGCGGGAAAGGGTACACCTTTTGGTACATCACAAAATTTGAGTAGTGCTTGTACGCTGGATTCCACGGCGACTTGGTCATATCGTCGGTCAGGAGGTACTTTTCCTGTGGGCCCACCGCCTGTAACGCGAGAAGAGATCCAGAACTGAATCCTTGACCCTTTGTTTCAAAGTACTTGCTTTCGGGGAACAACCTGCCCGGTGGCTGCACGTCCTGCCACACCACGTCCGTGTTCAGATCACGCTGGCTTGCGTAATTTCCAAGTGAAATGTTTTGATTTAGTTCAACTGGAATATCTGGGATGTCCACATCAGGAGACGCGTAGGCCGTGAATCTACCCAGCGTGAATGTATTTGTGAATAGGGGCTCCTGAATCATAGCCGGTACACCATTGACGTAGACGTCGACTGGACTGTATGGGGCTGCACTTCCATCTATAGCTTCTAAAGTGGCGTATGTACCTTGTGAGAAGGATGTGATCTTCATATCAACCTTGAAAGTGGGTAGCCCGGTGATAATCCATCCTATAGTCGTTTGGGTTGGCGGGGGTGAAGTGAAATAAAACACCACCTTGTTGAGTTCTGAGGTGTAGTAACCGTAAACAGGAACTTTGACTCTTTTGCTCAGGTACTTGAACTGGGACGGTGGATAAAGAATCGCGCCCGTCGCCATTTGTGTGCCTTGTATATTCTGATCGGTGTCGGTCTGTAAAGTAAAAGACCAATTGTATCCTTCACCCTTTTTCATAGTCGCACCTGTAATCTGGATTTGGCCCATAATTCCTGTGAACCCATCACCGGTCCATCCCTCACCGACGGGAATCAAAGGCTGGTCGCTCGTGACGTAAAATGTCACCTCGTACGGTCCTGTGGCGCGATAAAATCCGTTCACGTCCAAGGGGTACAGTGAGACGGGCTTGACCTCAGGCTGAGGGGATGCGACTGTAGGGAGGGGTGTGGGTGCGCTTAGGGGAGGGGACGAGTTTCCTACAGTTTTGGTGAACGCGTCTTGTATATTTCTTTCCAAAAGGAGCACATTTTTGAATAAATTAAACACTGAAGCTTGCGCCTGTTGTTCAAGGCGGAGCGCTTGCGCCATCTACAACTCACTCAGATTATTCTTCCATAACTGCACCACACTCGTCGCCTTCAGAGTGTCCCGGTCCTGCGTGCGCTTGGTGATGAGCGCCATCAGCTTGTCCACCTCCTCCTTCGTGTACTGGTACGTCTTGATGTCTAGGAGCTTTGACCAAAGTTCGTCTGCAAACTTGGCCGCCTTGAGTTGCTTCTGAATCTCAAGCAGAGGTGTGTTCAGGACCTTCAATGTACCGCTGATCACCCCCTTGATGAATCGCGCCTTTTCAGATAGCCACTGAATTTCAGACTCAAATTCCTTGAGGAGCCACGCCTTGCGCTTCTTATAAGTCCCTAGGCGAATATCAATATAGTCTACAAGAATCTCCTCAGGACTTGCGTACTTCTTCACCGCTCCGTTGGGGCCGATCAGATACATGTTGCTCGTGTGAATCGTCTTGGTCAGGCCCAGCTCCTTGACGGGGTCTTCCCACGCGCCCGAGATCCCACCCCAGATGAAAAAGTCAGGGCTGGTCTCAGTCGAGTGATTCTCGTACTTTTGGATCGTGCCCTTTTCCAAGAGATCGTCCAGGTGCTCCTTGAAGTCCTGGATCCACTTGCCCGGGGGCAGCTCCGTCACGTGCCACCGACACCCCTCCTCACCTTGAACCACCCCCTCCATGACCCATGTATGATCCTTGGTTTTCTTCACCGTACCCCTGAACCCCTTGAAGTGTGGGACCATGGGTACCATCGCCACTTGATTGAGGGCGCATAGGATATTGTGCTTGATAATCTCCAAATCATACGGAGGCACGTAGCAGCTGAAACCCGTGCCGATGCCCTCCGCACCGTTCACAAGGATCATGGGCACAACGGGCGCGTAAAACTCGGGCTCCACCAGCTGGCCATCATCCTTGACGTATTTTAGAACAGAATTATCAGCAGGGTGGAAAATGCACTTCGTGAGTATATTCAGACGTGTGAAGATGTAACGGGAGCTGGCTGCATCCTTGCCACCCGCCAAGCGCGTGCCAAACTGCCCAGATGGCTCTAGCAAGTTGAGATTGTTGGCGCCTACGAAATTCTGAGCCAAGTTGACTATGGTGCCTTGAAGACTCGCCTCACCGTGGTGGTACGCCGTCTGCTCAGCCACATAACCCGCCAGTTGAGCAACCTTCATATCGGCCACGAGGTTTCGCTTGAGGCACGCGTAAATCACCTTGCGCTGACTAGGCTTGAGCCCGTCCGCAACGTGGGGAATGCTGCGCTTGATGTCTTCGGCGCTGAAATTGGCCATATCACGGTGGATGAATTCAGTGACCGGGAGATCCTTTACGGCCCCGTACGCGATCCCAGCTGGAGGGGACGCCATGTGATTTGTCATCCAATTCTTCCGGTCGTCGGCTTGCGCCTTGGAAAACGCGAGCATCATTGACTCATTCATTTTTGGATCGGAATTGAAGGCGACTGTGAGTTTCTCAATTTGCTTGAAATATTCCCTTGCCTCTGTACTTGTGGAGGTACCCAGACCCTTGTAGTACTTGACTGGACCGGGCATGGCACCAGACCGCTGAGACGCAGCTTCCCGGAAGGCTTCCTCTGTGAAAAACCACGTCTTCCCCGCCTTGATCACAGGGGTCACCATGCTCACCACAAACCCTAGATCAATAAGCTTTGGCCAGTATACGTGGAACATGTTGAGGACGAGGCCCTTGATGTGGCTACCGTCCAGGTCAGCATCGGTCATGATCATGATGCGACCGTACCGCAAATCTCTCAGTGAACTATAGATTTTGCCATGTTGGAGCCCGAGGATTTTCTTCAAATTGCTAAATTCCTCGTTGTCAGTCACTTGCTTTACAGAAGCGTCCCGTACATTGCGAGGTTTACCCCGGAGTGGAAACACGCCGAATGCATTGCGGCCTACAACACTCAGACCAGCAATGGCCAGGGCTTTCGCGGAGTCTCCCTCGGTCACAATAAGCGTGCACTCGTGAGACCGGTGAGTTCCAGCCCAGTTGGCGTCGTCGAGCTTCGGAACACCCGTAATGCGCGACTTCTTGGACCCATCAGTCTTCTTGAGCTCTTTGTCCACCTTTGCGAGGCCGAGAGCGAGGAGATCGTCCAGGATTCCCGTCGCCAAGACGTCCTTGACGAATTTTGGTTTCAAATCAATGGCATCCGTAATTTTTGAAGTGCATTCCGCCTTGGTCTGACTGCTGAAGGTGGGGTTGACCACGACCGCCCGGACAAACACAAAGAGCGCCGCCTTGATCTGTGCAGGTTTCACCGTCACGCGCTTGTCAGCGGCGATCGCATCGCACAGCGCCTTGGTCACCTTGTCCACATGTGCACCACCCTTGGTGGTGGAGATGCCGTTGACCCACGAGCACTGCTGGAACGCCCCGCTCGTTGAGTGGGCCACAACGATGTCCAGAGAAGTCCCATCGGACTTCTCGCCGGTGTGCATCTTGGCGATCGGCACATCACCGACGTGCATACGGGCATACTCCTCCAGGCTCGGGACCTTGAGCAACTCCTTGTTGAAACAGACCTGAGCCTTTGAGCACCACATGGCCGTGTCCCATGCGCGTTTCTCCGCGAGCTTCTCAAAGTCGCCCGCACCACCGAAGCGCTTCCAGTCTGGATAGAATGTGATGGAAACGTACGGAGAGATCTTGTCGGTCGAAGTGACGATTGTTGGCGGCTCAACCTTGCTCATGTTGTCGGTCCAAGTTTGCATGTAGATCTTCTTACCGTCACTAATTTTGATATTAAATTTAGAACTGAATACATTGGCCAACTTGGCACCGTACCCATTACGTCCACCCGTCACGCGTTGCTCCTCGTCGTTGTAGTTGGAGCTGGTCAAAAGGTGGCCAAATATGAGCTCGGGGATCCAGAGCGGGACTCCGGTGGCGTCCCGCTCCGTCTCATGTTTCTTGATCGGAATAGATACTCCGTAGTTTCTAACAAAAACGAAGTCCTTGCCCGTAACAATTTCAATCTTGGAAACCTTCTTTGGGTGTAGAGAGTGTTGATCGATGGCGTTGACCAGAACCTCGTCAAAGATCTTCACCAACCCAGGTGAAGCAGAAAGCTCAGAAAGCTTGAAACGCTCCCCGTCGCGAATCCAATAGGAGGCAGATTCGCGAGGGAGGGATCCAACATAAGTGTCGGGTCGTTTAAGAATGTGCTCAACGTGGCTGAGACGTTCATACTGCATTTACTATAAAAGTTGTCTTGCCTTTAGACCAAAGGGGGGACCCTTGGGCAGGACGGCACATGTTTTCACTTGAGGAGCATGTAACCTGTACCGGCCGCAATTGCCGTCCAAAATACGATGTGGTCAAGTTTATTCATGGCTTGAATTTGTTCTGGGGGCATTTTGTTGAATTCATCTTTGTACCCCTGGGGTTTGAACGGAAGCCATATGTAACGGCCAAATGGCACAAGAGTTGGCTTGAGCTTATCTTGGCAGTCATACGCGTAGTCATACCACGCGAGCGCTATATAAGGGAACCATAAGAGGAACGCGAGGACCCAGAGATTCTTGTGAGGGGCGAACCAGTATCCGGCCGCAAGAATCGCTGAAAATATAAC